TTTTCCCATAACATCGAGGTGGAATAGTAGATGATCTTATCTGTCTTTGGAAGGAGCCTATCGATAACACTCATTGTATAGTCGAAGTTCACCCCCACAAAATCAGACTCTTGTCTAAAAGTTCTCTGTTCCGCAAAACACACAAACACCTTCCCATAATCACCAAGCGAAGAGAAATCGATGTTTCTTGATGATATTCGATCACAACTTATTGGTAAGAATCGGGATATTTGGGATGTGTTTCCAACAACCAGTATATCATTCATGTCCATCATATGATTTGACACTATCCTCCACCAAACTTCTTCCGCTGATGATAGAATTCTCTACCATCCGGTTGATCGCTTCTACATACGCGGGTCGTTTTTGTTTGAAGCAGATATCGATCTTCTTCTTCAACAAGGCAATTTCTGAGTCTGTTGTTGCAACGCCCACTGCATCCTCCAACATCCATGTTCTGATGTGTAGAATTACCAATTTTTCTACGACCTCGCCTAGATTATCTGTAGTGATGATATTGTCTGGGAGTGTTGGAATTTCTTTCATAGAGCAAATGTCGTTGACGATTTGTTCAATGACATTCTCAATTTGATCTGATACGTTCATAACGATTGTCTCCTAATTCTCACAATAGTCTATTATTGTGTCCTTGAGTTCCTTGAAGTTTTTCTCATTGTTATCCCACCCATGATCTGGGTGGGTTGGTGTCCATACATAATTCGCACGACCAGTAGAAAACCACTCACCATCATCTCTACTATGTGATATTGCGTGCAGGGTTTTTTTCTCGTTCATATAATTGTCGTGTGTATGAGCAAACGTGTATGGTCCAGAGGCTCTCCCAACGATTATATCACACTTCGTACTCAAAAACGAATTCTCGTTCAGGTCACATCCATCAAGACCAATAATATCTCTGGTGCATATAGCATTAGGGAATCTCTCGGTGAGAGAGGACTTGTGGTCCGTAAGATAGAAAGTGTGTTCTGGAAATTTAGGAATGATGTCATCCAATACCACATCAAAATCAAAATTGGGTGCTTGTCCCGAAAAAACAGGTCCGTTAGATATGAAGATTCTCTTCTTTGTTGCGTCCTTGGTTTTCGTTAGATGATCCTGAATAAGATCGGTCTGGTAGTATCCATAATCTATCGAAGGAAGAACTCTATCTTCCGAAAGATCGCAATCCAATACCACACCAAGATAATTCTCTATGTCTTTATAAGCATCTCTGTATAGTTTCATGTTTGATAAGAAAGATATGCCTTCTGGATGGGTGTAATCATCGTTTCCTTCGGGACTGTGACATCCAATCCAAGTGTTTACCATTACTGTTTGTCCTTGGTTGGAAGAAGCAACAAAAAGCCTATTGAACACCAAAGGATCTATTTGAGGAGCCCACGGAACATGAACCAAATTTTCGATGTCGAGAATCAGTTCCTTGGGCATCTTGTTCATGTAGTAGAACTTGGTGTTGGGAGAAACCTTAGATACATCTTCCATGATGGCTTTGATAAACCCCCTAGAATAATGAATGTCTCCATTATGTCCCTGACTGAAAAAAGTAATGTCCATTAGAGGATAGAATCCAGTGTCCCACCACTGCCTTTCTTCTTCTTCTTCTTGGGAGTGTACTTATCTATATCATTATCGCTCAACCTAAACCGCTTCTGTGCAGACAGTTTTTCGTGAGGGTCTTCCTCAGACCACCGAACAGTTCCCTTATAATCATCCATTTGTTCTAGCAACTTGTACTTGACGTACAACTGCTTCTTCTCCTTCTGGATACGTCGAAGGAATGCATAGTACATCATCTGGGTAAAGTAAGAGAAGGCATTCTTTGATTTCTCTGGGTTGAAGTTGTGTGCATAGAGAATACAGTTCTCTATAGCATCTCCAACCATATCATCTCTGAATGTATAACCCGAAAAGGAGGCTCGTTTAGCAAGTCCTTCTGCCATCATCACAAAACACTCTCCGATGTAGTTGGTAAGCGGAGGCTTTTCATCACCAGATTCCATTGCTTCAACGTACTCTACCTTCCACTCACACAACGCCGCATAGAATTTCTTGTTATCAACATAGTGATTGCTCGTATCAATTTTCTTCTTCGCCAAATCATGTCTCCTTGTTCTGGTTATTCAACGTATGTAGTATAACACAGAAAAAAACTGTGTCAAGGGGTTGACAACAATTTCTAATGTATTATACATACAGTGTACTGTTTCAGAGGGAACTACTCTATAACTCTTAGAGTAGATTTGAGACTCAGTAGTCCCTGAGATCCGGGGACCAATCGGTGTAATCATTTCCCCAATCGTCGCGGGTCTTATCAACATCTTCTTCATTCCAATCCTCAACTTCTTCTTCGGCTGATGATTGCGATTCACCATACGAATTCAAAATAGAATCAACTATCCCGGAAATTACTTCCTTGATGTTGTCTTGTAAATCACACATACCTTCTTCGTCGGGAATCTCATCCATCGCCTGATCCATCATCTTCCCCATATTATCATATAACTGGTCTGCACGATCAAACCTTTCTAGTGTTTGAATATATGCACTTATAATGGTTTTGTTCGGGGGAAGAATGTTCAGGATTGCATTCCTCGGCATCTTGACCTTTTGGATTGAGGAATGTTCTAGATAGTCATTCATATAGACCATCTCTCGTTGNATTGCACCACTTGGATCATTCGGATCCTCCATCATGCAACCCATCACACGCATAGGTCGTTCTAGCANTAGATTATTTTTATCGGATCGGACTATCCGAGCAACAAGTTCTTCACCTGTGACTAACTTGAGTACCCGAAATCCCCGATCCTTGTTCGGTAGGGGATTATGAGTCATATCAGTTTAGTCCGATCACACGGACTGGACCAGAAATTACTTTTTCGGTAGAGATGGGTAAGGTACGGTAACTATCCGTGATAATACTCATAGTAATTCCGTCGCCCCGTCTTTCTACAATATATGTTCCAGCGGTATCGGTAGTCATTAGGGCTTTATATCGATTTGGTTCCGTTGCACTGTATACGAGGGGTTCGTAAATGGTGTATGTATCTTTTGACATTCTATGTCTCCTGTAGTACTACCCTATATTTATACAGATCGGAGTCACATCGAAGTCTTCGGATCTGTAAATTTCTATTCGTTCTTTATAATGCCTGTATGTGTGGTTGACGTACTTCTTCCACCGAAGATCGTCACTGATGTCAAACAACTTTGCCTTGTCCTTGTACACTGACTTCCGCAATTGTCTTCCGATGCTCTGTAGCACCCGGATCCTGCTCTTTGAGGGGGATGCGAAGATGATGTTATGCAGCCTCTTGATAGATACACCCGTCGAGAACGTACCATAGGATGCAACGATGATCGCGTTGTCCTCTTGCTCTGTGATACGCCGGATTTCTTCCCTGACATCTGCCTTGATTCCACCGTGGACGAGGAAGACCTTACCAGAGTGTTTCTCCAGCAGGTTTTCGTATAAAGGGACTCCNTGGTCNTTGACGTACTGAAACAGGACCAAGGTGTTCCCACAGACGCTCTGAGCGAGTTCTACGATGAATTCGTTGCGTATGTCTAGAGAAACTAACTTATGAATCTCCTCCTGATACGTCAATCGCTTGAAAGAGTTGCATACTTCCATCGGGTACTTCAGTAGGATCGAATCGATCTCGAACTCTGATAGAATGTCCTTCTCGATCAGTTCTTTGGTGGATGCAGCCTTGTAGACAGGACCGAACAGACCTTCGATCACCAGACGATGTGCTTTGGTTCCGTCTAGGGTTCCTGTGCAACCGATGCGTACTGGGCAGTTGTCTAATTTGGTTAGAATGCCGATGAGCGACTTGGCTTTGTATAAGTGGCATTCGTCACCGAACACGACCTCGTACTGATCGAAGAACTCTTTGGGCATTTTGTAGAGACTTTGCCAAGTCGAGATAGTCACTTGCTGGTCTGCTTCTCGTTCCTTCCCAGAGTAGATCTTGTGGCAGTTGTCTGAGACATCCCATTCTATGTCTGATGCATAGTCAGCAAAGTCGCTGTACATTTGTTCTACCAGACTGGTAGTAGGGACAAGGATGAGGATCTTCTTGTCTGTGGTACTCTGATAGTAACGCAACAGTGCATAGATGATGAGGGATTTGCCGGATCCAGTAGGGGACAGGAGAAGTGTACGCGGGTTGTTGAGACATTGGTGGACTGCATCTATCTGGTGCGCGTGTGGCGTGATCTCGCGTCCCCCCGCGTACGCGCGTAGGAACTCTGTCATATACTTCTCTACGTCATCATGTGACATCGTATGCGAGGGTCGTAGACTTTCCTCGACATGACACTTGTACTTACGGTCCTCGCAGAACTTGATGACATAGGACAGAAGACCTCGATAGAGATCTCCCTTGTACATATTGAACAGACGGATCTTTCCATCCCACTTGCGGTACTTGAATGCAGGTGTGTACTCAGCACCGGGGACGATGAACGTGAAGAAGTCGGTAAGTTCTTTCCCGATGTCTTGGTCACAATCGATGTGGATGTACACCGAGTCTTTGACGGTGATCTCTACCATAATACTATGACCCGTGTAGGAACTTCCGCCACTCTATGGCATTGCGGATGTTCCAGTTTCGATTGTTGATCGACTTCATATAGTCCTCAATCAGTTGCAACTTGGCACTAGAGTAGGACATTCGTGCAGTAGAGGTGGTTATCTCAGAGTCAGAATCTAGATAGATGTTCACATCACCACGAAGGATCTTCTTTTGGAATGGCTCCCATCCCAATTTGTCCAGTTCTTCCTTGTCCAATTTCCCTGTGTAGTANTCCCACTTGTGACGGTAGAGAGTCTTGTGATCTGCTTCCAACTTCTTGTAACGGAGCCGTTCTTCGTGCAGAAGGTTCAGGTACTTGTTGTGAAGTTGTGGAATCTTGGTTGACTCCTGATCCAGAATGGTGTCATCCACCTTCGAGTCAGAAGACATCATTGCTTTCAGTTCGTCCATATTCATATCATAATTCTACCCCGGCTAGAGGGTTCTGTCAAGCATCAAAGAGGACGAATTTCGTAGTAGTCATAGGCGAACGTAACGTCCACTACAAATGCGTCCATACTAGACACACTAGAATCGAAGTCGATACCTCCGAGGCTTACGGGGAAGATGTTGTTGAACTCGACCTCAAACTTAGGCCTCATTGCACTGTTTAGAACAGACAATGTGGCGTTCGAGTACTTTTTCTTCTCATCTGCTTCGGGGAATCTAGGGTCGTATGATGTGCCAAGAGTGAGCATCCATTCATAAATTTCTTGCCAGTTCTGTAGATTTTCATCAACAAGGAAAGATACTGTCAGATCTCCGTAGGATATCTTTCCACCGGACACCTTACCTTCATTCACAAGAGTGGTTCCTTGGATCACGGCTGGAAGTTCTAATGAGGGCAACGAAGCCTTCGTGCAGTTGTACGTCAACGCTGGTGTGCGAGTAAGGATGAACCTATAGTTGGTGGGGTATAGGTAGTTGACAGTATCAGATTGTGTATTGATTGCACCCGGAGTGGTGACTGTTTCTGGTGATGTGAATAGGTCTTTGGGGTCAATTGTTGTAGACATATATGTTCCTTCCTCCAAAAGCAAAGGGGGATGGTTTTCACCATCCCCCCTTGTCAACTGTATTTAGTTGTTTCTAACGACTACTGCTATCAGGCAGTTCCACCAGCATTGATACCATGAAGGTTATCTACGCGGAAGATTCGATAGAACTGGTTGCTTCTGTTCGCAGCCTTCGCTGAAGGATCAGAAGTCGCAACGAATGGGTTGTTTACCATTCCGTAACGAGTCTTGAAGCCGATCTTAGGCTGGAAGGAGTTCTCACCAACCGCACGCACCATTTGCAATGGGACGTATGGGCAGTAGAACATACCAGCATCGTACGCGGATGAACCACGATAACCGACTGTACAGTAGTTGACGGTAGCGTATGGGTCTACATAGACCTTCATCTTACCACCCATCAACGTACCAGCAAAGGTGTTACCAGTGTCATCGACTACGAGGTTACCAGCATCACCACCGGAGAGTTGCAACCAACCACTCATTGCGAGTGCTGAAGCAACGTCTGAGGAGCATACTAGGATGTTACCCTTACCTCGACGAGTCTGCTTGGC